GCCGACGAGTTCGAGGTCGCGATCGAGCTTGAGGGTGGTCGCCGAGACGACCTGCAGAACCTTGGCCTTGAAGGTGTCCGCGCCGACGGTGAGGACGACATCGTCACCCGCCTGCACGCCCTCGGACGCGAAGTCGGGCTCGCCCACTCCAGGGGCAATCGTCATCTGATCGTCGGTCACGTTGGCCTTGAGAGCGCCGCCCTCGAAGACGGAAAGCACGACCTTGGCGAGCTTCACCTTGACGGAAGCTGCCCGGACGATCGCGCCACCTTCGAGCTCGGGGTAGGCCATCGTGAGAGCGGAGCCCTTCACGTATTTGCCACCCGCCAGCTCGTCAACGATCTGGACGTTCGGCCCAACGATGACCGTGGGCAGGTCTGGGTTGACCAGGGACGGGTTGGTCTGCAGGAAGACCTGCTGGATCTCCACACCTGGCCGTACGATCCTTTGAATCATGTCTGTCCTCCCGAAAAGGCATGTTTGGTATAATGGCCAGCAAGCCTTCTTTGGTAGTACCGTTCTACCCGAGAGGTTGCGTGGTCACCCCACTGTGCCGTTACCTTTCAAACGTATTATATGGAGGCGAAAGAGACCGCTCGATGAAAACGACAGACGAGGTCAAAAATTTCCTGAACACGGTCATCAGCGAATGTCGGCAGGAGTACAAGGACTCGTACCGGGAGGTCTGCATCGGCCTTGAGGCTGCTATGCTATCCTTGCATGAGGAAGGTACTTCCGTTCTACGGATCGCATTCGACTATCATAAGGATGGGATCAGCGTCGCTGAGGTTGAGCTCACGGATAGTCCGCCGTCGGATTACACCCTCGTTGGGGTGTGGACGGTGCTCTACTCCACCGTGATGCCGCGCTTCACTGCCTTTGGTCCGGAGCCCCTCAGGGTCTCAAGGCTGGAGATCGGCTATGGCATCGAGCCAAGGGTTACCTATGACACCACCTATGACATCGGCTTGCCGTTGGCCCTCAACCGCCCCTACAGCCCCGACAAGTTGAAGGTCAACATGAAGCGATGAAGAGAAAAAAGCCTGTCGCCATCACAAAGGAAAGAGAATACGAGCTCATTCGCCGTGCCAAGGATGGCGACAAGGCGGCCAAAGCAGAGCTTCTCGAAGCCCACAAGCCGTTCATCATGACGGTCATCAAGGAGTTCACGCTGCCTGGTTGGGTGTCTCTCGAAGATGTTCAACAGGAGGGCCAGATCGGGATGCTCGACGCCATCGAGCGCTTCGACCTCTCACGAAATCTCAGGCTCTGCACCTTCGCCTACTGGCGAATCAAGAAGGCTGTCGTCGCATACCTGTCCGAGATGGGATACCCGATGAAGGTTCCCTTCCCGGATGTCGTGAAGCTCAAGAAGACCGCCAATCGTATCGAGATGGGCTTGAGCCAGGACCTCGAAGAGGATCACAAGTTCCTCAATCAATCGAAGAACATCCACATCCTTCATCTCATCCTCGGTTGCCTGCCTATCAATCCGACCGAGTACGGGCAAGGCAGAGACGAGGACTCCGCATGGTCTGCTATCGAGAGTCAGCTATCCACAATGGATCCGAGCGACCGCGTCATCGGATCCATTCTCGTTGAGGAGATCATCTCGAAGTTGACGGAGCTTACGGTGTATGAAGGCCACATGTTGGCCCAGTACCTGGGAATCTACGTCACGGAAGACCCGGTTCCACTGAAATACATCGCCGGTGAGCGATCGCGTGTGGTCAAAATCAATGAGGATTCGGTGGACATCGTCCCCGGGTGGAATGGATTTGGGCTGCAGATCGGGGAGACATATAATAGTGTTGGGAAGCTGATCAAGCAGAGCGAAGCCAAGCTGAAGGCGATCCTCCGCAGATTTCTTGGCAGACCCTACGCCGACTACTTGGAGAGTTAAACGCATGGGAATGACTCTGAAAGACAAAGCCAAGCCCGGCTTCATGGGGCGAGTCCAGATCAAGGGGATCATCGATGACCCTGGCGCCCCCGACCACGGCAAGGTGGTCTTCTTCAAGAACTTCAACACCATCACCTTCGACGCCCGGGAGATCATGGCCCATGCGCTCGCGGGCGACCCTCTCGCCAAGATCACGACCGTTGCGTGGGGATCCGGAAGCACGCCTCCTTCCCGGTCTGACAGCGCCCTGGAGAACGAGCTCATTACCTCGGCCGTCATTGAGCCGGTGAGTTACCCCACGGTTGACAGCGTGGTCTTTTCGAGTACGCTACCTCCAGGGGTCGGAACGAACTACCGGTTTACCGAGGTCGGACTGAAGTCGGCGGGCGGCAAGCTGCTCGCTCGATTCGTCTTCCCGCCGCAGGACAAGTTCGAGCGGCTTCGGCTTTCGGTGAACTGGCAGATTATTTTTGTGTAGGGGTAATACCGTCCTACCAGTAGGAGAGGCATAGAATGGTCAACGGAACCTACGGTATCTTCCGGGGCGGAGAGGTCACGATCAACGCAGAGTTCTTCGGAATCGACGTGGGTCCGACCATCCTTCGGACGAGCAATGGCCGCAACGTCGGATTCGGTAAAGGTGGGCGCCGTGTCAGCGTCCGCTTCAATCAGCCGGTCGCGGATTTCGAGTTCAACGCCACCCGGCCTTCGGATCTCGACGCTCCGATCTACCGCATCGACATCGGACCCAATGCGGGCCACGCCTTCGTCGCCTTCGATGGCGAGGTCATGAACGATATCGTGGTGATCGGGCAGCCGTCGACCAACTACGTCGTATTCGCCAAGGTGTCCTGGCCTGCTGGCGCAACTCAGATGTCCGACCTCACGCTCAGCTTCGACGAGCGAATGGAGAGCCGGGTTCTCTTGGCACCCAACCCCCTCAATCCCGGTGATCTCTACCGCCCTGGAATGGACTTCGGGGATATCTCCTTCAATGAGCCACTCGTGTCTCTTTCGGTGCTCTCGGAGGTCCTTCAGGGCGAGCTCAAGAGCCGATCTGGCAACAGCTTCCATGTCGTCCTCATTGATCGCGACGACATTAGTGGGGTTGGGCAGCTTCTGACCGTTCAGCCGTTCGGCGTCCTGATGCGCTACATCGAGAACGGCGAGGACAACTTCAAGATCCTCGCAACCCGAAGCGTGGCCACTTTCAATTACGACGTCACGGCGCTCATCGGCCAGCGGATCTACGTCTACGTCAACCCTGACTCCGGCGTTGTCGGATCCGGCACCTCCTACTCCAGCGAGCTCGGCATCCTCGTGTCCTACGGCGACGTGCCGCTCGGAGCGACGGGCCTCCAGGACGTCCGGTTCATTCTCGCCACCGAGATCTCGCAGGCGAACGCCCAGGCAGGCGCTGAGATCGAGCTATTCCGCTCCGCTCTCACCTCCGGTTTCTCCAGTGCGGTGACGCTACAGCCTTCCGCCGTCGTTCAGAACACTGTCTCGATCGGGAAGAACGTCGCCATCTTGAATGGTATCCAGTTCAACGTGCCGACCCAGCAGGTCGCGCTCCCGGAGGCTCCACTCCTCGGCGATCGCCTGGATCTCATGTTTCTTGAGGTGTACCGGGTGGTCGAGGCGACCCCTACCACGGATGGATCGTTCTACGTGCCGCTGGCTGGTGTTGGCTATCTCAGCACCAAGACCCGTATCGTCATCGCTCCGAACGTCCAGTACGGCACCCCTGAGAAGCTGATGACGGATCCCGCGGTCGTCTCGATCGGTGGAGGGAACTTCGTTCGTCATCCGCTTGGTCACTACCGCAGTCCCTACCAGGGGTCTTACGACGGGGAGTCTTGGGCGATTCCGATGGCGCTCTTCTACCGCTTCAACCGCGACCCTTGGAGCTACTCGAACCTGTCGGGTGGGGGTATCGGTGCCGGTAACCTTCCGACTCGCCCTGATGGCAAACGGCATGACTTCATCCACACTGATGAGGTCGAGGTCGTCGCGCCGGTCATTCCCTTCAAGGGCGTCAACTACCAGTCTCTATTCGGGCAGACGCTCGATATGATCCTCCGTGGCAACCACGGCAGCCAGATGGGCGTGAGCAGCTTGGTTCCAACCTACTACTCGAAGAAGCCCATCCACGTCGATACGATCGGCTCGACGGTCGTCCCTGGCACCCGAATGATGGGTTCTCCGGATAAGTTCCGCAGGCAGTGGTCGGCGATGCCGTCCCCCTACTGGGTGGGGACCAACTTCGCGGTGAATGCCGACTATACCGATGAGCTCGTGCTGTACGAAGACGGTAACCGCAGCATCACCCTGAGGAGTCCCGTCGACGGCGAGATCTACCTCGGCGGCGTGTCTGGCGACCAGCCCATCACTCAGATCGTCTGGGTGGAGAGCGGGCTTCCGGTCGTTCTCAGTGGTGCATGGTCGGTCGGCGGGGATGCTACGGCGACTTCGGCGCAAATCGACACGACTGCCCCGGGTTACGACCCCTTCGGCACGATATCGGTCTCCTTCCAGGTCATCCAGCGCCCGGTCAACTACCTCGGACAGGTTCCTCAGGACGTCTACGGCGCATTCGTGAACGGCGATAAGATCGTTCTGGCGGATGCTGCTAAGCCGTCTGAGACGGTAACGACCCCGACGGGCTACACCGGGCACGTCACTCCGATCGGATCAGCGCTGAAGGCGGATGCGATCGCCGTCGACTTGATCCTTACCGGCAACGGTACGGACACGATCAACCTGCCGGTCACGGTCGAGAGCCGTGTGGTGCTCGGTGTCATCGAGGCACGGATCGAAGGCGGAGCCGATCTCCCCATCAAGACCGTGCGGATCGGCGTCAACGAGCATGCTGTGCAGTTCTACGCCTCTGTAGGGAACGGCACCCAGGTTCGCCTGAAGATGGCTCTCGGCGGCAAGGTGGTCAATTTCCGCCCGAGGAACCTCAGTTTCGACGAGTTCGCCTCTGGCCAGTTCTTCGAGGCGATCGTCAACGGGGTTGAAGCGACCTACCGCGTCCTCCTTCCCAAGAACCGGGTCCTGAAGGGGGTCCTTGGCTTCATCCATGCCGAAGGGCAGCCCCTTGTCGCTGGTGTCTATGTCGACAATCGACTCTACCCGGCCACGGTGAGCGGCCTCGACCGCAACCTGATCGAGGTCACCTTGACTCTGTCGCAGGCGGACTACGACGGTCTCCTCCCAGATGAGCAGACGAAGTGGGAGTATCACGTCGCAACCGGCGTGTATCGCCTAAAGGACGGCACCTACTCGGTCAAGCTTCCGCTGCTGTGGAGCGACCCTCTGACCTCCTTTGACGTGATGAACCTGGTCTACCGCTACTCCTCGCTCCCCTTCATCCAGGTGGCGCCGGGTGAGGTCTTCTCGCTCGCGCACCGCGGCATGCTGGTTGGATCGAACTCCAGCGCGGCAAACGAGCCGGTGGACTACCTGTCTCCGGCCACCGAAAAGTTCCCACTCGTTCGTGGAAAGCGAAAGGGTGTCGATGCGGTGTCCATCCAGACTTCACTCAGTGATGTCCTCCAGATCGGTCAGCTCGGCGCCCTCCCGCTCGACGGTGTCAGCTTCGAGCTCGACGGCACCTTCAAGTTCAGCGCAGGCGTCATGGATCCGGATGGCGGCTTCCTTGCCTGGGTGGCGCTCGTCAAGGTCAATGGAGCGCTCAGGGTCCTGACGTACGTCGTCGAGGGGGATACCTTTATGGTGGATAGCCCGGCACGGGCTTTCCTGACCTATCCGCTCGTTCACTACGTCGAGTAGCTTCATGGGTATCCTCGGTAAGCGCTTCCTAATCGAACGCGACAAGCTGCGCCAGGAGGAGGGTCAAGAACTCTCCTTCAGGCGCCCAGTGTCGATTACTGGAGAAGAGGTCACCTTCTCCTTGCGTCAGGCTCCCATGTTCGTGACCACAAGACGTCAAGTGAAGTTCGTCTTGCCATTCGCTCCGACGCCTGGAGTGATCAATTCGGTCGTCATCGACGGGTTGACGTACTTCGAGCCCGACTTCCGGGTGGTCGATCGTCAGCTTTTCTGGCTTGAGGGCGTGATTCCCGTCGGTAAGCGCTTGACCTTCGAATCCTACGGGGATGCGAGCACCATTGGGCACATGAGACTTGAGCGGGTGGTTATCACCTCTCAGGGGCAGACAGAGCTCAGGATCGATGGATCTCCTGTCGGACGGAGAGCTGAGATCTACGTCAACGGGAAGTGCTACCCGGAAACCGCGGGGTTCTTCACGCGATCGGGTGGCCGGGTTCACTGGCGCCATCAAAGCGTCAAGCTCAATCCTGGCGACAAGGTGTACATCCTCTACGCACGCACCACGGAAGGGGCTACGCTCTTCACCCAGGAGAGCGCTCTGCCGTCACCCGGCCTGAGTCGAACGATCGAGCTCGCCATCGAACCCAAGCCACCCGAGCACGTCCGTGCCTACTACAAGGGGAAGCGATACTTCTACGGCGAGTCCTTCGTCCTCACGCGCCACATGCTGTCTCTATTCGATGACGTCGTCCTGCAGCACGGTTCTCCGCTCACGGTGATGTCGACCACCTCCGAGAGCTTCTTCCCGAAGCTTTCAGATGAGGTCGACCTCCCTGATCAGTTCTTCGTGAAGGCCGCGGGGACCGTCTCGGAGGACGGGGTATCAACACTGCCCATGTCGTACCTTCCGCCGTACACCGGGGCATCCATCGCTTCTCTCAGGGGGAGTGGCTATGTCCAGGGGGCGGGGTACGATCGCGTCGGCGAGCAGATTCAGTGGAACGACTCTTGGTTGCCGCTCAAGGCGGGGGACGACTTCTCGATTGTGGGGTTCCTGCGCGAGCGCGTGGGATCAGCCATTAAGTTCAAGGAGCTCGCAATGAGTGCCGGGTATCCCGTCTTCGACCTCGGGGAGAAGGCGGCTGATATCCGCAAGAGCATGTTCTTCTTGTCCTCCGGCGGGACGCTCGGTGGTGAGGTCTACATCGGTGAGCGTTGGCTCACCTTCATCGACGAGCGTACGGTTCAATGGAGCGGGCCGTTCCCGCTGAAAGAAGATGACCGGGCGATGATCGCCTTCTGGAAGGATCCTCTCGTTGCTGAGAGCCTATCCGCCCACGCCTACGTGGCAACGGCGGCCGATGAAGGAAAGCCGTTCGCATACCGCCTCCCGATCCGGCCGAAAGAGCCATCACAGGTCTTCGTGAGCCAGAATGGGCAGCGGCTACTGAGTCCGAGTGAGTTTGTGGTCAACGACGGGGTGTTTAACTACCTCATCGGTGATCGTCCGGTGAAGAGCGGTGACGAGTTCGTCTTCCTGTACCGGTGATTGAATACTTACTTTGCCCTCTTATACAATACCGGGTCCGGTCGATTATTGATTACTCCCGTCCAAAAATGATTAGATCTGACGCTGGTTGTCGAAAAACGCTTACTTCATCTTGACGACGAAGAGGTATTCGATGACCGTGTCGTTCTCGGCATACTTCCGGGTCTCTGAGTCCTTGTCCGCTCGGAACCGAGGGTACTCGTGCTCGAAGATTACAGGATACCCGAAGTGCGACATCGCCTTGATGATCTCATCCTTCGGGATGAGCCCCTCGTCGCTATAGCTCAGGAAGACGTACTCGGCATCACAGAGGTGAAGGAGCGTCGTGAACTCGTTGAGAGCCTTCCCTTTATAGCACCAGTTGCTCTTCTGGTTGTCGTAGGGGCGGACGCCACCGACACCGGACACTGCCGGATCATCCCACAGGCAGATGGTCTCCAGGAGGTGGTAGTTTGCGGCGTACTGACGCTGGTTGTACGGCGGGTCGAGGTAGAGGACGCGGAAGTCCCTGACACCCTTCACGAAGTCGAGTGCGTCCAGGTTGTAGACCTCAGCCTTCGGGCCGACGTTGATCTGGGGGACATCAAGCTTGAGCGATCGTTTCGCTGATGGCTTGAGGTTCTTGAGGTAGGTGTAGTAGATGCTCGCGGTGTTCGCGACCTTGTCGGCCGCCACGATGATCGCATGGTTGAGGACGCAGAACTCCTCGGCGGTGAGCCGCCACTGGTTGATCACCCATCGGAGGACGGTGATGCGCTTTCCGTTCTCGTTCGAGAAGTAGAGCCTGCCATCCGATCCACCTTCACAGTACTTGTCGATGAACCAGGTTCCATGAACGAGCGGCAGGTAGTTTTGCTCGATGTCAGAGGCGATCTCGTTCAGGTAGGCGATCACCTTCCCGAGGCGCTCCTCCACAGGGGTGCTGTGGAGGAAGATGTGCCCCGAGAGCTCATTGAATCTCGGGTAGTCCGCGCAGAGCACGGACTTCCCGATGGTGTAGGAGTACGCCTGCAGGTCGTTCGCATGGACCGTGTAGCCCTTGCGTTGCATGTGCCGTCCGACCGCATTGGTTCCGGCGAAGGCATCCCCGAACTTCCCGAAGGTCGGAATGTCCAGGGTGTCGATCGCCCTATCGATGAGGGGGTTCAACAGACGGCCTTTCGAGCCCAGATAGTTCAAGTGCGTTCTCCATGTCAGTAAATGATCGCACTTGCTATTGTAGCGGTAGGTTGGTACTACCGTCCAGCCTGTTTGTAGTACTCCAGCACCATCCGCGTGAGCTTGCTGCGCTGGACGTCCTTCTCCGTGAGCTCGATGAACCCGATGCCTTGCTTCCCCTTGAAGACGTGGAAGTCGTTCACCGCGGACAGGTGGCGCTTGTCTTCCTTGAGGTCGATCTGGGTGGGGTCGGCGGTCACGATGATGCGGGAGTTCTCGCCTGCCCGGGTAAGAACGAGCTTGAGCTGCTCCATCGTCGCGTTCTGCGCTTCATCGAGCACGATGAGCGTGTCGTCGAGTGATAGACCGCGCATGTAAGTCATCGAGAGAGTCTCGATGCGCTCCTGGTCGCGCAGGCTCTTCACGTCACGCTCGTCGACGATCTTCTTGAGGTTGTCCATGAAGGGTCTCAGGAAGGGGTCCATCTTATCGGACTGGTCGCCAGGCAAGAACCCAATAGGCTCACCGGCCTCCACGTTGGCGCGGGTTCCAATGACCTTCTCGATGCGACCGTCCTTCTTGGGCCTCTTCATGAGCTCGACGGCGAGCGCCGCGGACAGGAAGGTCTTTCCGGTTCCGGCCGGGCCTACGAGGAAGGTGATGAGGCTGTTCCGCATCGTGTCCATGATCTCGGCTTGGCGAGATCCAGCCCGAGGCTTGAACGGGTTGATGACCGTGATGTCATCCGGGTTGAAGGCGTTTGCCGAGTTCCTGCGTCGACGTTCAGGTCCATCATAGGGTGGTAGTGCCATAGCTCCACTCCGTTCTTCTTTCTCAGTGCGCTTCGATGCCCTCGCCATTCAGCCTCCTACATCGGAGCTCCACCCTTCCGGGTGGGCGGTCGTTGATCAGGCATGGACTTCTCGATGTCCGTGCCCTTCTTCTTGTCGTCCTTGCCGTTCTCGGAGCCGGGCGGCTGAGGACCGCCACCTCCCATCCCTCCGTTGAGGAGGGCTTGGTCGAGGTTGAACGCTTTCATGAGGTTGGCTAAGATGAGGGCCTGAACGGGGTTGCTCTGCTGCATCTGGTCCATGAACCCGAGGCGCTGCTCGGGGGTCATCGCGAACATGGTCTGGATCGTCTGACCGTAGTTGTTCATGTCCGTAGAAGCGCGAGTCTGCAGCTCGCGAGCGAGGCTCGGGTTCTGTGCCCCAATCTGCTGGACGTACATCTCCTGCTGTTCAGGCTGCAGCCTCCCGAGTCCTTGGTAGACCTGCTCGACCATGTTCGGGTCGAAGGTCGGCGGGGTGATCGACATCTCCGGAGCGAGTGTCTGTTGCATGAGCGACATGAGAACCTGCATCCGGTTGGCTGCTTCTGCCTGAGCCTTCGCGTCGCTGACCGCCTTCTCGATGTTCTCCGCGGTGCGCTTGCGCTGCTCGTCCTGGAAGTTGAAGTCGCAGACTTGACCGAGGTACTCGCCCGATATCGCACCCTGCGCCCACAGGTTCATGAAGAGCTGACGCATCTGGATGTCGTCGGCCATCTTGAAGCGCTTGAGGTCGATCTCGATGTACTCCATCTTGGCGATCTGGCTGATTCGCTTGGCGACCCACCGGAAACACTTCACGAGTTGCTCGACCTGCGACAGGAGGCTGTTCTCCAGCATCCGCAAGCTGACCGAGGTTCCGGTGTACTGCAAGCCACCCTTGACGAACTCCAAAGGGACATTCATGCCGTTGATGGTGTCTTCCTTGACCATCTGCATCTCAGGGAAGAGCATGAGCGCCTTACCCTGGCCGCCCATCTGATCCTGTCCGAGAGGGATGGGGCTCAGCATGATGTAAAGGGGGTCTCGCTTCCACTTCCGGAGCTCGGTACGCATCCGGCGCCGCCAGTCGCCGAGATCGACGGGCATCGTGGTGTTGTAGCCCGTGTCGGATGCTGGGAAGAGATAGCGGAACGGTAGGATGTGGTCCATCATGAGCGCTGTCTGCGCCCGCTTCATCATGTTGAGGTAGTAGACGTTGCGGAGCACCGACACGATGATCGGCATCCCCCACGGGTTCTCGACGCCGGGTAGGTCGATCGAGTGCCGGGCGAGATGGTAGATGTTGTCCCGGTGGAACTTGATCTTGGGTTGGGTCTTCTTGTTTCCGCCCGACCGGTTGATCTTGACCGCTTCGATGATGTCCCAAGGGGTCTTCTCTAAGCGAAGACGGTTGCCCTTCTTGATCTTGTCGGCTTCCTCTTCCGGGATGTTGTAGTAGAACTCCTTGCAGCCGGAGTAGGGGTCGTAGTCGATATCGATGTTCCCCGGATACCAGGAGATTAGGTTGATCTTCTTGGGGTCGTGGACGATCTCGTCACGTACCTTCGCTGCGCCCTTGAAACCACAGTTCGGGCACTTCGTGATGATGAAGTTCATCTTGGCCTTATCCCACTCCCACTTGACCGTGTTGAGCAGGTGGTCGGTGCGACATGACTGGTTGCCGCAGGTCAGGATGCGATTGAAGGGCTGGTAGACGGACACGAAGGCGTTGCCGTAGGTGTAGAAGTTCGTCGAGATCTTGATGGCGAAGCCCTTGGCCTGAAGGTGGATGTCGAAGAGATCTCGCCATGCCTTGACGATCGAGCTCTTGCTCTTGTACTCCTCGGAGTACTCGGGCGTGTCCTTCTGATGGCTCACGATGGGCTCGAAGATGAACTCGGTGATCGGGTACTCGGCAAGCTTCTCGATAGCCGGGTTGATCGCGTCATTGGTGATGTAGGTGTACGCGCAGAACCGGAAGAGCTCTTTGATCGTCTTCGGCAGGAAGAACTGCTCGAAGGCGAAGAACTGCGATTCGCCCATCATCGTCCGCTGGAGGGCGGCGTTCTGGAAGTTAAAAGGGACGTCTCCTACGAGGTCGTCGTTTTCGGTTCCCATCCAAGTCATCGCTTACCTGCCTATGATCTCAGCCCTTGAAGCTCGCGCAGGAGCTTCTTGTGCCGGTAGTTGACGTAGTCGTTGGCCAGAGCAACCTTCTTCCGTTGGATGACGGCCTCCTCGTCCTGCTCGCCCTTCTTGATGCGATCCGCCACCGCCCGTCCGTAGTCGCTCGCCTGGTGATAGAGCGCATCCTCTGCGAACGACAGGATGGGCGGCAAGGTGACAAACCCCTCTTCTTTCGCATTGACGACGATGTAGTGGATGACTTC